CTTACTAGCAAAGTAATCGAAGTTAACTACGTCAGGCTTGCTGTTAATTAGTTGAACTGGTGCGGGAGTTTCGGGTTTGTGGTTGTGTGTGCCCACTACACGTAAGACCCGTGCGGTGTCGGCTGGCACGGACGTATCTATATCAAAGTTATGCTCACTGCATTTGCGTTTGAATTGTTCAGCTACCGGCTTCCATTGCTCTACTGCTACGGGTTCTGATAACACCCAGTACACATGTACGCCGCGCCCAGAGTTGACCATAAGAGGTTTAGGTAAATCTAATGCGGTACAGAACGCTCGCAACTGGGCTAGGGCTTCCGTCTGCGAGGGAAATTCCTTCTCTGGCCCACAATCTAAGTCTAAGAAAAACGCCTTTATTTGTTTGGCATCTTCGCCCTTGCGTGTACCTACCGTTGTGTAATTACTTAACGCAAAGTAGATGTCCCACCCATCAGAGTCGTAGTAATCAGCGGCTTCTGCAAGTTCGTCAATCGAATGGAAATATACTTGCCTATGTCTGCCTTGGGCTAGGTTGTTGCGGAACAGAACATACACCCCCTCGTAAGGCAGCACATGCCGTAAAAATTCTATTGTATTCATGTTTGCACCCAATGCCGAGAGACACTATGGCAGGGATGTCGGCGCATCCTTTTCGGGCAAGCCTAGCCATAGCGGAGTTATTGCTAAAAGTTAGTCATCCCAATCTTCAACAATAGAACTCAGGTCTTCATCGTCCGAGGGTGCAGGTGCGGACTTCTTCACGACCTTCTTAGGTTCCTCCACTGCTGGAGTATCTGGCTCATCGCCAAATGCGTCATCCGAGTCATCAGCAACGGGTTCCGCGCTGGTGCTGGTAGTATCACTAAACGGATTATCAGGTTGTGCCACATAGCCATCTACGACACCAAACGGTGAACGAGAAGCCATAGGCTTGTAGTCGATTACCTGTACGCCGTTCAGACGTAAGCTAACCCCATTCTCCCGCATTGAGTACGGTACAAAGGTAACCGCAAGATTAACGATACTGCCAGTGGTTAACTGAAAGTCCTTTGGTAGCTCGTTGTTTTTCGCATCCACTTGCAGTGGGGGTTTGGTCAGGTCAGTACCGTAAGCACCCTTCAACTTAGCCTTGCCGACATAGTTGCCATCATCGTTTTTCTTGAACGGTAGTGGAAACTTATCGGGCCAGCTTTTTTCCCGCTTGGCGTCATACGCCGCTTTCATTGACTTGTACAAAGCCTTTGCTTTCGACTCGGACATAACGAAAGACATTTCGTATGCCGCGCCATCGTCTAACGGATCACACTTAACAGAACCACCTTTCCCGCCGTTCGCTTTGTTATCGAACTTGTAGGTAGTGTTGATTCTTGGGTAGAGAGCTTCAACGTTCTCTAACGTGTAGTACATATTTACTTCAGCCATGTTGGTCTCCTTAACTTAGGCTATTTATATCGAACCCTTCTACTTCGACGAATGGTGAACCGCCGTTGACGTTGTAAGCATCTACGGTAAACGCAATAGCTTGTAACGTGTCATCGTGATCTACCATGAACCGAACTTCGTCAAGTTCTTCCTCTTCCAATGGTCGCTGAGGGTAGAAGAATAGTTTTGGCACAGAACTGTCCCCATCAAAACTTATCCTAGTAACCACAGCTATTGAGGGCGTTTCATGCCCACTTAAAAACTTGGCGTAAGCCTGTAACGGCATCGTGCCTTTACTACGCTCTTTACCAAATATGGAAGAAGCAGGGACTTGCAACTGGTACACCTTATCTAACACTCGTTCTTCAACAACTGCTAGACGCTGGTGAAACCTACAAGCCCTACCACTCCCATTGCCCGAACCTCTTACGTTGTTAACGCAATCCATGCAGCGTGTGCTTTGCCGCTGATCTTCGGGCACTTCGGGTGCAGGGGTCTGGGTGTTAGCTGACCAGCAGTACGGTAATTTCTTAACCTTTGGATCGTATTCACCTTTGTAATACGAGCGAGATACTTCCGCCGCATTTACTATGATTACGTCTATAGATTTAGAACCGTCCGCCGAGCTTTCTAGCCCAGTAAACTTGCCACCCTGTATGCTGATTCGGCGCATTAAACGTCCGCGTCAGGGTCAAAAGATGGCGGGTCAAACGCATCAGATACCGCATCCCGCGATGCAGGTGACCTAACACTTTTGTACGCCATCAATGCTTCTGTTACATCTGGCAAGGAAAACCTGTGGGTTTTGCCTACCTTGACGTAAACATTTTCTGGTATTACCGAATCCCGTACCCACTTGCGAGCAGTAGATACTGATACCTTGAAGTGCTTAGCAACATCTTCAATCGGAACTAATTGCTCCATCACGCTTTCCTTATAGTCAAAGCAAACTCTGCATCTACGTTCAGCCCTTTCGGAAGTAGGTCTGGGTTTTCCTCAAGGAACTCCCTTACGTTCTTCTGGTTAAGGCGCTTGTCTAAGAACTCAGGTACTTCATGCTCTAAGATAAACTTGTGCATTGATTCCCAGTCGCTAGTCCAATACTTCTGCTTCACGGTACGGTAGAACGTACCTACATCAGTCTTGACGCTCTTTATATCGTTCTCTTTCAAGTAGTCGAGCAGTGCGCTTTTTATTTTGTTTTGCTGATTAACTAGCTTGTCATCAGCCTCCTTAAATTCAGCAGATAGTCTTTCCCGCTCAGTCTTAATTTTGAGGTAAACCTCAGTCATCTTCTTTACGGAAACGCCACCTACTTCTACTGCATCAGCCATGATTCATCCTTACATTGCCGAGAAATGTAATATAGAGTCATCCTGTTAGCTATTCAAGTATTTCCTTGTAAAGATCAATAATTTTTGTATGTGTGTGTATTTTGTTATCAAGTAATGCGTACACACGCTTTTCTATATGTGACCCTTGTAACTGAACCACCGTACATTTGTGATCTTGTCCCGCTCTATGCACACGAGCGTTTGCCTGTGCATAAGTCTCCACGGAACTCGTTGGCCCCCACCACACCACTGTATTCGCTGCGGTTAAAGTCACCCCATGTGCGGCAGACTGCGGTTGAATTACGAGGACTTTAGGCGAGTCTGTTTCTTGGAACTCTTTGAATATCCTAGTGCGGTCTGCGGCTTTCACTGCCCCGCTAATAACCTCAGTAGGAATTTTATCTTTGCGTAGTTTGTCCGCGAGCAACTGGATCGTGTGCTTGAATGGTACAAACACCAATACTTTCTTGCTCGACTCGTCTATAACTTCACGCAACACCTTGTAGCGGTGCTTGATGTCAAACTCTATGGTGTCACCAGAATCGGTGTACACAGCACCGGAGCTAATCTGCAAGAGCTTATTCATATTCACGGCGGCGGTAGCAGCGGTAACATCTTCTCCAGCCGCTTGCATGACCATCTGATCTTTCAGTTCTTTGTAATACTTCTCTTGCTGGCGCGTTAGTGGTATGTCGCGTGTGGTGTAAACCATATCTGGCAAGTCAAGGCACTCGTCTTTCGTAAACCGAATAGCTGGTTGCAGTGCGTTAAACACTGTACTTGTCGCATCAGGTTTAGGTACCCATTTGAAGTTGGTCACTTTGTACATGACTTGATCGCGGAACGAGCCAAAAAACCGTGGCACTCCTTTCGGGTTAACAAGTTTAGCCAAACCATACGCATCAACGGGGCTTTGAGCGGCAGGTGTGCCCGTCATCATCCACAACCACATGTCGCTGGTCACGATTTTATTCAGCGTTTTCCATCTGTTTGTCTGTGCATTTTTGTAGTGTGTTGCTTCATCGACAATGATTAAGTCAAACCCACCGTTGGCTATCTCGTCCGCAACTATCTCTACACCGTCATAATTTATTATGACGAACTCTGCTTCGCTGTTGATTACAGCGGCACGTTTCTTAGCCGAACCGTAAGCTACATCTACTTTACGGTGCATAGCGAAATCGAACAGGTCGTTGCGCCATGCTGAGTCCATGATCGACAGAGGACACACCACCAACACGCGCTTGATTCGGCCTTGGTTCATCAAGAAATCAGCCGCCCATATCGCACTAGCTGTCTTACCTGTGCCTTGCTCGTTAAAGCAGAATGCTCGTTTGTTGAGCGTAAGAAATCCTGCGGTAGTTTTTTGGTGTTTGAATGGTCTGTGTTTACCTGTCCACCTGTACTTACCTTCAATGGGTGACGGTGCATTTATGTTTAGATTCTTGAGTACGTGCGTTTCGTCCACGCCCCAATTAACTACAACACGGTTGCCAGACAGTTCTTTACTTTTTGGTATTACGTCAGTGACTCTACGCGGGTTACGTAGGCGCATTAACAACGCTTTCCCTTCTACAACTTTCAATTCGGTCTCCTTGTTAGTCCCGTCTATCGACCAAGGGGACGGGCACCCTTGCAATGAGGACGCATGATCGACGCCCTTGGTCTAATTAGTCCCGCCTTCGACCACACTGGCGGGGAGTGCTAAACAGGTAGGATATACCTTGGTCTTATCTCGTTCGCTTTGGCTTCTTGCCGTTACGACTTCTATTTTTACTGGCGCTTTCTACACGGACGCCATCTTTGTTGCTGCCCCCCTTACTGAGCATCTTCTTATGACTAACATCCTTCCCCTCACGTTTGTCAGCCTTACCGTTCTTATTAGCATCACGCCCCGTCTTATCCATAGCCCGACGAGCGCGTTGCCGTTCCATACGAGCCTCATGTGCCTTGCTACCTACTGGCGGGTTTTTCTGCTTCTTGCGGTCAGCTTTATTTTTATACGGCATCAGTTCTTCCCGTTGTGTGGGCACTCCAACACTGGGCACCATGCTTTACATAGGCCGCTTGGGTTAGGGTTCCACGTATCGTTCTCAAAAGCTGTCTCCATGTCGTTGTAATTATCCAACCACTTGGCCCACAACCTTTCCTCATCTTCAATCGTGTACCGATCTCGTATCAGATCGTTACTTACCACAAACAGCAAGCCAGCCCGAACAGTCTCTACTTCGGGGTAATGCTTAAAGGTAGCTAACGCCATCAGCTCTAGCTGCCCTTTGTCTGCATATCTTGCCGATTTGCCTGTCTTGTAGTCAATCACCCACGCAAGATTTTCTTCGCGGTTCAGAATCACAAGGTCAGCAATCCCTCGGAACCAAACATTACCGTCAAAGAAGCTACATGCTTCTAGGTCTTTGGTCAGCCCCATCTTTATCTCGCACAACTTCTCGCCTTTCTTAGCGTTTAGTGCGTCGAGCATACCTTTCGCATAGCTAAACCGTGGGTCTAGTTCACCACCGTCGCGTATGTATTCTTCCGCAGCTTCGTGAAAAGCTGTTCCATACAGTGTAGCTTCAGACTCCTTGAACGGATACTGCTTGAGTATTTTCTCGTGGTAAAACTGCTTGGGGCATTGCTGGAATGCCTTAACCTTACTGAATGACCACGGGGCTACACTCATGCGGACACTATGCTCTCAGCTTTCAAAGTTTCTTTGTGGTTAGCCCAGAACACATCATCAGGTAAAACAAAGTTAGGCGACACTTGTGCCCATTCAACCCGTAGATTAGGAAACCTACGCCTATGACGTTCTAGCACCTCGTACACAACTTCGATGCTCTGGTACATACCATCCATGTAGGGGGTACCAATAAACAAAACCACGTACTTCATGCTTCACAATCCCCATATGCTTTAGCTATCCCGCTCTCGCATTCTAGCGGTAATCCTGCTGCCCACTCTGGCACGTAACGCATACAGCGTTCGATATATTTCTGGGCTTCTTCAGCTTCATCAGTCGGCACACACCCGATAACCGAGTCGTGCACCGTCAATGCTGCGCGATACTTCTTTGCTATAAGTAGCATCTGCTCACCAATTATACAACGAGCAAGAGCTTGGCAGACATTCTCTATCACCTTGCCACCGTATATCTTGGTTCGGCCTCGGCGTGTCCTATAAGTGTATTCCACACCCTGCTCGTTCTGCTCTCCATGTAGATCGTCATAACGCATCAGTAGCTTGGAAGGTAGACGTATGGCGGAACGATCCCCCAATACCTCAACTACGCCTTCTTTACCAAACTGCACCGTGTCGCCACGCGCCAAGTGAGTCAGCATATTTTGAGCTTCACGCCATACATGACTGATACGCCAGTTGGCGTCACGGTAGATGTTTATGATGCGCCGCGCTTCATCCAGTTCTATATCTGTACCAAACGTCTTTAACTGTGCTTGGAATTTGACTGCGCCCATACCGTAACCAGCCCCAAGTATTGTGGTCTTACCAACAAACCGCTGCTGTTTACTGACCTGATCTTCTGGTATGTCGTATATCCGTGCGGCCATCTTGACGTAGACATCTTCCTTGTTACGGAATGCCTCGGTCAGATCATCCTGCCCCGCGAACCACGCCAGTACACGCGCTTCAATCTGCGACGAATCACAGTCAATGAGTGTGTAGCCATCAGGTGCGGTGATACTTCGCTTCAACATCTTACCGTCAGGCCCACGGCTCGGTAGGTTCTGTAAGTTGATCTTGTCATCCCCACCCCACCGACCAGTGTGCGCTGCGTAGTACCTCACAGGAACCGGCAGAGTTCCGCGCCCCGCAATGTCTATAAATCGCTGAGTGCGTGTTTCTTCCAACGTACT